CTTTATCATTGCCGAATATGGCGGTGGTACAACAGCAGTAGTACCAGCTAAACCTGTGTTCCAACCAAAAGAAAACTATAAAGGCAACTCTGACAAGAAGCCAAAGATTGCAAACCCAAATGAAGATGCATCTGAAGCTCAATTAAAATATATAAATAATTTAATAAAAGAGTTACCATTATCTGAACAAGATGCGTTTCAGCAACTTGTATCAGGGCAAGTTACAAAAGGTGTAGCTAGTGGATTAATCGAGCAACTTAAAGGCAAGATTGA